AAGAAGCCTTCCTGATCAAGATCGGGCAGGTAGCACCATCAACACCTAAGCCAGTAACTACTAAGAAAGACGAGGAATAATCTCATGGCTGTATTTCTAAATAACAAGGTCGGCGTGAAGATTAACACAGTCGATCTTTCAGACCACGTTACAGCAGTAACACTTAACCGCACTTTCGACGAGCTCGAAGTGACTGCAATGGGCGATGGCGGACATAAGTTCGTTAAAGGCCTAGAGGCATCATCAGTCACAATCGACTTTCTTAATGACACAGCTACTGCTAACGTCCTACAGACTTTGCAAGCTGCGTGGGGAACTAACGTCACAGTAGTCCTACTACAGGAAAAGGGAACAGCTGTTTCAGCGACTAACCCTCTCTACACTATGACTTGCTTGATCAACGGAACTACAGACATCAACGGCGCAGTCGCTGATCTCGCAGTCCAGAGCCTGACATTTAACGTCTCAGGCACTACAGTAGTTGCCACAACAGGCACATTCTAAAACACTAAACAAAGGGGCACAGCATGGCAAAGTTAATAGTAAAAATGATTGACAATACGGAGCATGAAATTGAAATCACGCCACGTCTTGAATATTCATTCGAGTTGTATAGCAAAAAGGGATTTCACAAATCGTTTCGCGATGATGAAATGCAGACCTCGGTCTATTGGCTAGCATGGGAAGGCCTTCGACTAAGTGGAGTCACAGTCAAGCCATTCGGGCCAGACTTTCTCGATAACCTAAAGAGTGTAGAGGTTGCAGAGTCTGACCCTTTGGCCTAGGCAGGGATAGCATCCACTACCTCATTGCTCGCTTGAGCATCGAGACGGCTATCCCTCCACAAGACTTAATTGATTTAGATTCGACAATGCTCCAGATGTTACTGAAAGCGTTGAAAGATAGAGCAAAGGAGCAGAGCGATGCCTACAGAGCTAAAAGGCGCTAACGAGCTTCGCAAAGCCCTAAAGAAGTTCTCTCCTGATTTAGACAAAGCAACACGCGATGAGATGGTCGGATTCTTAAAGCCACTAGTTAAAAAGGCCAGAGGGTTCATGCCATCTAACAGCGCAATGCCGTCTGGATTTGTTAAGCATCAAGTTAAGACTGCAACTTTTCCAATGTACGATGCAACCGAGGCACGTCGAGGCGTAGGTTATAAACTAACACCGACTAAGCCTAACCGCGAGGGATGGTCTGCGACTGTATCGATCCACAATAAGACAGCGGCAGGCGCGATCTTTGAGACGGCTGGACGTAAGTCTGGCATGTCTGGTCGCTTCACACCACGATTGCAGGGCAACCTAACAGGCTCTGGCAAGATGTCTGGACGTGCAATGTTTAAGGCATACAAAGAGGATGAGGGCAAGGCTAAGGCTGGAGTTATCAAGGCACTTGAAAAGGCTGCCGCTAAGTTTAACGGGAGTGGCAACTAATGGCTGAATTAAGAATCCCCATAATTGTCGAAAACAAAGGCAAGAAAGCCCTAGGCGACACCGACAAGGATGTCAAGAAACTTTCTAAGTCTTTTAAGAAACTAGCAGGCGCACTAGGCATTGGTCTATCAGCTGCCGCCGTAGTTAAATTTGGTAAACAAGCCGCTAAGGCATTTATGGAAGACGAGAAGGCAGCCAGCCGTCTAGCAATGTCGGTTAAGAATCTCGGCCTTGGATTTGAGTCAGTTCGCATCGAGAGTTTTATTAGCGAACTTTCTGCCATGTCTGGCGTTACAGATGATCAACTCCGTCCAGCAATGCAGAAACTATTGCAGACTACTGGGTCGGTTACGAAGTCCCAAGAATTACTTAACCAAGCCCTAGACATTTCACGCGGTTCTGGCGAGGACTACGAGACTGTAGTTAATGATCTTTCAATGGCTTACGTTGGAAATACTAAGGGACTTCGCAAGTATGCTCTAGGATTATCTCAGGCTGAACTTAAGACTATGAGTTTTGCCGATGTACAGTCTAAGTTCGCTGCTACATTCAAGGGATCTAATGCTGCCTATCTTGACACATACGCTGGCAAGTTCGAGTTAATTAACACAGCCGTTGGAGAAGCCTCAGAGAAGATCGGTGGGGCTCTAGTTGAGTCTCTAGTGGCAGCCTTCGCAGCTGGAGATCCTCAGGAGTTCGTTGCCAAGATCGAGGGGCTAGCGACAAAAATCGCCAGCATGGTTGCAACAGCCGTGTTCGGATTCAAGAAACTTTACTATCTGACATCTGACCAAGCCATTCTTGCCTCATTAAACCCGTTCGATAATTATGAGAACGAAGTAGTTAAAATTATTGACATTCAAGAAAAGATGTTTAGAGCTTCATTCGAGGGCATCAAGATGGGCTATCTCGGATCTATGCCTATCGGCATTTATACTACTCCAGCGAATGATGCAGCTCGCAAGAAAGCAGAAGCAGATGCAGCCAAGCGCCAAAAAGCCTTAGCAGCTATGCAGACAAAATCACTTGCAGAAGCCAAGAAGAAGGCTGCACTCGACAAAGCCTCAAAGACTCTGAACCTAGAGGCCATTGGTATTGAGGCAGCGCTTAAGGGCAAGATTAGCGAGACTGATCGCATTTCCTTGCTATTGCAGAAAGCACTTCTCGAAGGTAATGCCACTCTAGCGACTCAATTAGCAGACCAATTAGATGCTGCTACTAAACGCAACGCTCTTCTGAACGCTGCCCTACTTGCTACTCCTAAGGCTCCTAATCCTTATGAGAACTGGAAGATCCCTGATGATGTTCTGGCTTGGACAGCAGCTTCTCTAGGCATGACAGTCTCATCCTTAGGCACAACCCCTGTGCCTATATCATCAACCTTCTCAGATGCTCAGATGGAATTAGCCGCTGCTGTTAACGCTGGTCAAGTCGCAGAGCAGAAGTTAATCAACGTTCAGGTCTATCTTGATGGAGACATTGTTGGCGGTGCGATTACCAACTCACAGATTAACGGATCGCTATCTGGATCGTTTAATCAAGTTAATCGATCACGCAATAAGGGCGCAGTAGCAATCGAATGACACTTCCAGCCACAATCTCAGTATCATTCGACTTTAGCCAAGGTGCTACATTCGGCCTTGGCTTTGTTATTGGCGACGATAAATACGGAGTAATCGGCACAAGCGCATTTGGTGATTCAGCCGTACTCGATCCAGTAGTCGATCTTAGCAGCGTCACGCGTTCGATCAAGATCAGCCGTGGCCGTAACATCATGCGAGATACATACGAGGCTGGCAACTGTACTGTCCGAGTCTTAGACCCTAATTCTTATTTCAACCCACAGAATGCAGCATCGCCCTATTTTGGCTATCTGACTCCACTCCGCAAAATCCGCGTGGCAGCCACTACGGCTACAGCGCAGGAGTTCTTATTCTCTGGATACGTCGACACCTACAAGTATTACTATCCGACAGGGCAGGAGATTGGATACGTCGATATTGTCTGCTCAGATGCATTTAGACTCTTGCAGATGGCTAACGTGGCTACAGTCACAGGTGCAACGGCTGGGCAGACTACGGGCACGCGTATTACTAAGATTCTAGATCAGGTCTCATTCCCTACATCGATGAGAATTACGGACACAGGATCAACTACAGTTCAAGCCGATCCAGCCACAGCTCGCACAGCCCTTGCAGCTCTAAAGGCGGCAGAGTTCGCTGAGCAAGGTGCATTCTTTATGTTGCCAGACGGCACAGCAGAGTTTAAGGATCGCGCAGACGTAGTGGCATCTCTAAAGGCTGCACCTATTGAGTTTAATCAGACAACGGGCATTCCCTACTCAGACCTTAAATACGCCTTTGATGACAAGCTGATCGTCAATCAGGCGAGCATGACGCGCATCGGCGGCACAGCGCAGACTTCTGTCAATGCAGATTCATCGGCTAAATACTTCCCTCACGGCACAACAATTACAGACATGATCCCGCAGACAGATGCTCAAGTTCTAGACATCGCCAAGATTTATGTGGCAACTAGAGCTGAGACAACTATTCGCATCGATGCAATGACTGTCGATCTTCTCGATACAGATGTGCCAACTGACACAATGATTGGTCTCGATTACTTTGACAATGTAAAGATCACTAACGTCCAGCCAGATGGATCGACAATCGTTAAAACCTTGCAGGTACAGGGCTTGGCGTGGGATATAACCCCTAACAGCATGAAATGCACAGTAACAACACTTGAGCCTATCGTGGAAGGATTCATCATCGGATCATCGACTTACGGTATAATCGGACAATCTATATTAGGATACTAGGAGAAAACAATGGCAGCTGGTCTTGGATTTAAAGAGTTTACGACGGGTGACGTATTAACCGCCGCAGACGCTAACGGCTATCTGGCCTCTCAGGTGGTTATGGTTTTCGCTAGTGCGGCAGCTCGTACCTCAGCCATTGCTTCCCCTCAAGAAGGCATGATCTCCTATCTCAAAGACACTAACTCGACCGAGTATTACTCAGGCTCCGCTTGGGTCGCTATCGGTGGAAGTTCATCAGCTTCTTATACTTCACTAGGAAGCGCAGCTCTCACTGGTGCAACGACAATCACAGTCTCAGGTCTTTCAGGCTATAACAGCCTATTTGTGACAGTCGATGGAATGTCCACCAACACGAATTATTCTTTTATTACTTTTAAGCTTAATTCAGCAAGTGCAAATCACTATTCTTTTGGAAACAAAATTCAATGGCAGTCATCTTATGGGGCTGGTCTCGTGGCAACAGTCAATGGAAACAACGCAGGATCGGTGCAATTTGGTAGAATGCCAAACAATGTTGGCGCGACTGGAAACGGCACAATTCAAATTTCTGGTGCTAACACGACAGCCGTCAAGCCATTTCTATTTCAAGGCGGTTTTGAACCGAGCGGTGGATTTTATGACATGGAAACAATCAACGGCGGCGGCTATTTTAACGCTTCGGCAGTTATTAGCTCCATCAGCTTAATTTCATCTACTGGCAATTTTGACGCAGGAACAATCACAGTATACGGAAGCGTGGTCTAAAATGTACCAAGAGAAAATCATCGACATTACAACAGGTAAAGAAACTATTCGACCTTACACAGCCAAAGAAGTGGCCGAAGTTGAAGCCAACATTGAGGCAACAAGAATTGAGCAAGAAACTAAAGTTGATGCCAAATCTAAAAAGGATGCAGCGCGTCAAGCAATCTTAGACAAGCTTGGTCTTTCAGCCGATGAAGCAGCCCTCCTACTTGGATGAAGCCTAGACTCTCAAAGTCTGCTATTCAATTAAGAGAGCAGATTGATGACGTATTCCCAGACAGAGATCGAACTTCGGACGGCTGGATCGGCGACACTAGACACGCTGCACGCAAGTCTGATCATAATCCAGATGGCGAAGGATGGGTTCGTGCCATCGATGTTGACCGCGACCTTAACGGCAAAGGCAGGAAGCCCGATCTCATGCCTGACTTGGTCGATCAGATTCGACTCTTTGCAAAGTCTGGCGATAAGAGAATCAGTTACATTATCTTTGACGGAAAGATCGCATCATCTAAAAAAGCTTGGGCTTGGCGTCCTTATGATGGGATCAATAAGCATAATCATCACGCGCACGTCAGCTTTACTATCAAGGGCGATGAAGACTCTAGTTGGTTCAATATCCCGATGATAGGTGGAAAATAAATGGAACAAGCAAAGTCACTCGCAGCATCATGGGCTCGATCATTCTTGGCCGCTGCCCTCGCGCTATACATGGCAGGCGTAACAGATCTTAAGACCTTAGCGATGGCAGGCGCGGCAGCAGTAGCACCCGTCATTCTGCGCTGGCTCAATCCTAACGATGCCTCATTCGGAGTCGGGAAAGAATGACTCAAGAAAACTTCTTCACTCTTTACTTCGCTAGCCTTGCCGTCATAGGTGGGCTTGCAGGTTATGTGATCACTCATCTACTCTCGGAAATTAAGAGACTTAACTCGCGTGTCGATGAGATTTACAACATCCTTCTTGAGCGATAATTATTGACATGGCAAGAAAGAAAGTCATCGATCTCGATACTTACTCACAGCTTGATGCATGGGCTATCAGCCTGCATGAGATGTATCGCGCACTACGCAGGGCAGGCTTCGCAGTCGATCTTTGCCTAGCAATTATCACCGATCGGGACTCTTATCCTGCATGGATCTTGCCATCAATTCCCGACCGCATGGATCCAATACCCTACGAGGACGACGACGAGGACTAATGAAGCG